GTTCCCAGGGGCATGGCGTACCATGCCCCAAGGCTGGTGAGGATGCTTTTGACCCTCGCTTTCACCTTTCCTTCGGGTGTCACGAGAACAGCCTCTTGTACCAGGGGAGGGAATCCTTCTTGTTGTCCGCAAAGATTTGGAACTGTACGGCAATCAGGTCGTCGATGTTGAACGTGATGGACCCGTTGATGTCGTAATCAGCATAGGCAAAGATGGTGTAGGCCGTGACGTAACCATAACGTTCAGACGCTGTGAGCACGACATCAGGGCGACGCATATCATAGCCAAGAGCGTCGATGATGCATTGGGTTCTATCCACCACAGGTTCGATTTTATATGTCAGAGGTCTGCCGTTCCGTTCCATATACAGCAAGCATTCCATCTGTTTAGGAAAGTTCAGCCCGATATGCTTGCCGACCAACTCCTGATTACTACCGCTCTGCGCCATACGACAGATGGCGTTGTATACATCACCGCTGTTATTCATATTCCAGCTTTCATGCACCCGAGTGAGCGGCTTACCCTTTTTGCTTCCCATAAGCTACCTCATGCATTTGGGGGTATTGTTGAAGTCGCACCAGCGACAGAACTTATTGGCCGTGGGAGGGAAATGATTGTTCTTGAGCGCCTGCTCCATGGTTCCAAGCAGCTCCAGGACATCCTGTACCGGGGCCAGGCCGTTGCGGAAGTCGATGATGCCGTCGACTTCTTCGCCGCTGTCCACATACCAGTAGGCGTAGCGAACCGCCGCACGCTGATACAGGATGTGCGTGAGCAGGCATTCTACCCTGAGCTGGAAGTCGTCGATGTCCCACTTCTTCCCGGTCTTGATGTCGATAAGCAAGGCGGGTTCCGCTGCATCGGCAGGGAGGACCAAGGCATCCGCCCGGGCCCTGATACGCGCATCGTCATCCCACCAGCCAGTCTTGCCGCCGTTCGCGTTCAGCACAAGCTCATGTTCGGTATACAAGGAAGCCCCCTGCGACATGAGCCGACGAACTTCCCCGACGCAATCACGAACGAAGTCCACGTCGATGGTAGCGTCCCAGGAAACATCATCACTCCAGCCGTAATGGAGCCTGCGCTGGATGGCGGTATGGATGGTCTGCCCACGGGACTTGGAACCACTGGCTTTCCATTTGATTTCCTTGCTTATGGACTGCCCCCAGAAACGCAACGGGCAATCCCTGAAGGTCTGCATGTTGCTCGGGGAGTAAACGAAAGGCATGTGCTGTCCTCCTAGACTATTTCAAAGGTCGTCCCTATCTCCGCTTCACACGCCACAGGCAAACCATTGAGAGCAGGCGGGACTATGGACATGTAGTGGAGCATCTGCTGCTTCACATACTCGCCCTGCTCTTCCGGCACGACAGATGCCCAGGCGTCGTGGATGTTGCAGGCCAGCTTGATTCCGGCCTCATCCATCCGACAACCTTGATACATAATAACGTCAACGAAGGAAAGACCCTGGACAAGATTATTTGTAAACGCCCCCCCATAAATATGGGTAGGAATTTTGGAAGCACCCTTGTAAGTATCGTAGAGGAACTGCCACTTTCCCCGGTCGTTACGCTCGGCACGCAGGCCCGGGTAGCGCAGGATGTAACCGCTCGGGAACCGGACAGACGGCACACACAGGTCAGTCCTGGGGCCCACCGGCATGATGCCGAAGGTGTAGATGTCATTGTTGGGGCCGCCGAAGGTACCGGATTCGCCACGCAGCATGGCCTCCAGAACATTCTCCGCCGTCTTCCAGAAGGCGACGATGTTGGGATGTGCAGCCCTGTAGATGCCGTGGGCATAACGGGCCAGCTCATGGTGACGGTCGAGGTCTTCATGCAGGTGGATTCCCTGCCGCAGCAGCGTGTTGCTATACTTTGTATGACCTACGCCGTATCCACAATTATGCACCATCAGTACCGTCCCCCCCTGACGTATCAGGAAACGGTTGTTCGGGCCACAGTTCTTCAGGTCGTACACCTTTTGTATGCAACTGGTATTGGACGGCACCGATACACCATGCAAGCAAGGCTTTATTTTTTCTGATATGGTCGAGCTTCTGCTGCAAGTCCCCAACCTGTCTTCGGTTATGTACATTCGTCGCCCGCGTAACAAAACGGAGATTACCTGGCGCGTAGTTCCCGTCACAATCAATCCTATCCAGCTCCAAAGACGGGTCATCATATCCCGGCAGCGTGATAAGATACTCGAGAAAGGTTCTACGGTCTGGAAATTCGACTCGGATACCCCGGCCTCCATAATGTTTCCAGGCTTTACACTTATTCTGTGTCGGACTGCATCGTGTGATACATGCGGAAATACGCGCAAGTAACCGCCGACGTGTTGCAGTATCCGGCACCACATCTGCATAGTGCCAATACTTTTTGTCTTGTGTTGCTCTTGCTTTCTTCTTTGCACAAGCATCACATCTTGTGGTCCGTCCGCTACGCAGATTACTTTGCAATACCCAATGGGGTTCTGCCCCGCAAGAGCACTGCACCAATGAACGGTACTCTGTACGTTTTCTGCCATTGGTATCAACGTATTCGTGACGGTCGTTGTCAAGAACTGTGAGTTCGCCAAAGACGGCACCGACTTCAGGGTCTTTAGTACGCCTCTTAAAACTTGTAAGATGCTCAAGGTCTCGTGGTGAGCAGTGCGTGCACAACTTGCTAACCTTTCCATTAGCCAAGGTATAGCCTTTATACCAGCGTTCGGTGCCGCAGTTAACACACGCGGCGAGAACCCATATGGTGCGATGTCCTTCTGATGTGTCAACAGCACAGTCTCGTATGACGCGCTCGCCCACTCGGTCGCCGATTTCAAATAATGGGGTTCGCCCAGTAATTCGGCAGCCATTCTCCAAGAGGAACCGTCGAACACTAAGTGGTCTGGAGTCATGTCTATCCCAGCCACGTTGATGGTATTCCTCCAGCCATTGCAGATAAGTCCTTCGTGTTTCACCCATGATACGCCATCCCAAACTTTATCGTTAACAGATACCGTATCTATACGTTTCCACCCCGTATTTGTCAATACCTCCACCGTACCCGCAAGACACGACAGGATACCGGTTTTCCCAGTATTACGGTACATTTTCATCTGCTTGTCGCCCGCCTTGGCCCCAGCCTTGATGTCCTGCCACGGCACACCAAAGATGGTCTCGGCCAGTTCCGAATACGGGTCACGGCCTTCGCGGAACTGCGTGAGCAGCCCGACCTCGTTGGCCACGAACGCCAGCCCACGCGCTTCAATCTGGGCAGAGTCGCAGGCCACGACGACCTTGCCCTTCGGGACCTTGATGGCTTGCCGGAGCTTGCGCTTGGAAGGGTCCCGCTTGCTCAGGTTCTGGAACTGGAGCTTGTCGGTCTTCGTCCCGGCGTCGGCGGAAGCACCGGCGGAATACCGTCCCGTATGCGCCAGCCACGCCCCGAGCATGATGGGCAGGGGCTTATGCATCCGGGCAAACTTGAGCAAGGTCTCCGCACGGCTCCGGTCGATGCTGCTGTTGAGCTGCAACCGGGTACGCACGAGAAGCGCAACACGCGGGTCAGGATGATCTTGCATGAGGACGAAGTCCACGTCGGTCTTGCTGAAGGCATAGGTCATCACAGGCTGCATGTTCTCCAGCTCTTCAGCAGCTCCTGGTCTCCCGGCATCGGCAGCGAGCTGGAGCTTTTCCCTCTTGGTCTTGGTCTTCGCCGCACTCTCTTTGAGCGGAGGTTCGACACCCAGGGAGCGCAGCATACTGGCGAACTTGTCAGCCGAACGCAGCGCAGCCAGCATGTCTGCGTTGGTTTTGAACGAGAACATGGACATCAGTTCTTGTCGAGCTTTGTCCGCAGCGGCGTCGAGGTCGGACAGGTATTCCAGCAGCAGGTCTTCATCGAGCACGAACGAAGGCTCGGTAGCCATGCGGGCCGTGATGGACATGAAGCGCAGGGCATCAGGCGTCATGTAAGGCAGCATGGCCTGTGCGTTTTGGTAGCATTGTCCGGCGTCGTCTTTGCAGTATTGGATGAAGAACGCCCGCTCTTCCGGCGTGAAGTCGTCCGGCCATTGCTTGTGGTCACTGACGACGGTACCGGCAGCCTTGTTGCCGTTGCCGAGGAACTCGGTGAGGGCGGCATGGCTCTCACGACACACACGGGACAAGCCTGTCCATCGCATCATGGCGATGGTGTCATAGATTTTCTGGGGATGGAAGTCGAAGAACTCCGACAAGATGAGACTGTCGAAGCCGTGCATGTTATGCCCGCACCAGGCAACGTCATGCGTATCCAGATTTTCAAACGTCGTTCGCAGACGCTCATGTTCAACGACGGAACAGTCCACGCAACACGAGCCGTTGGACAGGGTAAAGGCGCAAAGCTGCGGAGTGAATTTTTCGTTACGGACATACTCGATGGGACCCATCTTCGACAGCGTGTACGTTTTGCTGTCCCAATAGGTCTCGAAGTCTATGACGACAAGCGTGCTTTCAGGCATGGTGCATCTCCAACGGGAGGGGCTGTCGCCCCTCCCTCGTGTACATGTTAGACGAAGTATTCCTGATAGGCGGGATTCTGCGCAGGGAACTTGCCGTTGACCTGCTTGCGCTGCTCCGGCGTCATATCGGTGACGAACTTGATGAATCCCTCGGGCAGCTTGGACATGGCCGCAGCCGCCGTGATGTCGTTATACAGCGTGTGCATGGAGTACAGGGCAAGGCCGACGTTGTTACCTGTGAGCGGCCACCCCTCGATATTCAGCGGCACGAACTCATCCTGCTCGCTGTCGTAGGTACACAGCAGAGTACCCGTAGACTGGGCCGCAGGCTGGGCAGCGGGAGCCGGGTCAGCAGGCTGAGGCGCAGGGTCAGCAGGCTGAGGCGCAGGGTCAGCAGGCTGGGGCGCAGGGTCAGCAGGCTGGGGCACGGGAGCCGGGTCAGCAGGCTGGGGCGCAGGAGCAGGCTGAGGCACGGTAGCCGGAGCTTCGTCATCGGCCTTCTTCTTGCGCGGCGCACGCTTCTTCGGAGCCGCAGCCTTCAGCGCTTCGACTTCTTCCTGGAGCGCCTGGACAGCGGCGTTCAGCGCCTTGATGCGGTTGTTCATCTTGGGAAGGATGATTTTGAGAATGACCTCGATGGGAGGCATGTTCTGTACGTCTTCTTGGATACTCATTCTATACCCTCCTTATGGATTTGTCTCGTTGTCTAACATTTTATAGGTGCTGTCAAGCCCGCTCCACATGACAGTGAGGGCCGCATCCAGGACTTCACCTTCATCATCCGACACATCGTCCATCGCCATCCGGGCACGAGTCATCCAGCGTGCCGCTATTTCACGGCGCTCCATGACGAAGTCATCGTTATGTTGCCGGAACAGTTTCCAGAAACGTTGCTTCAACATCTTTCCTCCAGCTTCCGCACCGTGGCTTTGAAGTTCTTCAGCTTCCTCGACAGCTTCCCTTCCTTGCTGCTGGTAGCCATGTTGATGATGGAGCCGTTGTCATGCTGCAACTTGATATGCTTGTTATGGCTGACGATTTTCCACCCACGACAGAGCATGTCCTTGATGAAGCGGTTCACATCCTTGTTGGTGTTATACTTCATATGCCCGCACCATTCCCTTGCGGAGCATGTCACACATGCCGCCAGCCAATTCGTGGATACTGTTGACGATAATGCTATGGTCACTGTCCATGAAGGTATTGATAGCCTTCGTCTGCAACCCGATACCGTACACCTCGATACCGGAACGCTTTGCCATATTGAGAGCCATGGTCACAGACCCGACATTGTCCGGGAACCCGTCGGTGAAGAACAGGATGATGCGACGCACGTCGGGGCCGTCGGAGAACTGCGACGTGAGTTCGACAAGCGATGCCCCAAGCGGCGTACCACCAATGGCAGACAAGATGACTTCATGTACGGGGGCGCCATAGTCAGACATGACGAACATTTCTCCGTTGGAGAACCCGCTCAGAGAAGACTTGACCCCCGGCAGAGCCCGCAGTGCCTTGAGACAACCGAGAGCCATGCACTGCGCCATTTCATTGTTGTTGCTCTTGCCGTATTCAGTCAGACTCATGCTTCCGCTGGCGTCGAACAACAGCGCTACTTCCGTGACACGCCGCAACCGTTGCACTTTTTTGGAAAAAATCCTGCCGTCCCCGACGGATGTCCGATGCAGCACACGCGCATCCAGGCGAGCGCCGCACAGGCCGGTGCTGTGTCGTACCATGGTCATGGTCTGCAACACGTCGGCAAGCCTGCCGTAAAGGTTGTACATCACAACATCCATGTCGCCCCGTTGCTCAGGACTCAGCGCATTTACACGACTGCAACCGGTGATATACACAGGCTTTCCGTCAGCCAGAGCGTTCATCTTAGTCCTGTCGAGCAGCGTGTCCAGTCTATGCGCTGTATGAGAGAACATAGCATCCATGAACGCCAGGTCTTCATCTGAGATTTGGTTGTTGTCCTCAAGCGAGTCCGTCATATCCCGCACAGCATCCAGGAAACGCCTACTGATATTACCCTTATCATCACGTTGCATGTCGTACAAATCAGCCGCCATAGAGGAAACAGTCTTGGCGCTGATAGTGACAGACTTCTTCCACGAAGGATGCGCATCCTTCGAGGAATCGCCAGTGCCACCATCCGAGGAATCGCCGGTGTCACCAGCCGAGGAATCGCCGGTGTCACCATCCGAGGAATCGCTGGTGTCACCATCCGAGGAATCGCTGGTGTCACCATCCGAGGAATCTCCGGTGCCACCACCAGAAGAGGAATCGCTGGTATTATCGGAAGATTTTCTGTTGTTGGTACCCTTTGTCGTGTTCGTATAATCTTCGAGGACTTCGATGACGATACGAATGAACTCAAGGGCAGCACCCTCCACGTTCCAATCCTGCACGAAGCTGTCACCGATGTCCCACACAGCGTCCAGATGACGGGTGTAGTCTGTGTATTTTTCCTGAACATCGGCCTTCAGGTCGTCGTACAAGAGCTGTGCAGGCTCTTCCAGGGCCGGATTGATGAGCGACCTGACACGCATGAACAGGAGACTGTAAAGTCTTCCGGTCATACCATCGCCCATCAGCATACTCGCAGAGCAGTAGTCCTTGAACAGATACTCGCTCAACGTATTGAGGTTCGTTCTGGAGCCTGGGAAGTCGATACCCATGAGACGTTCGATACGCACGTCTTCAAGGATATTGATAACCATAGAGGCATAATCATGGAGAAAATCTTTGAGCGTGACGGAAGCCCCTGGCTTGTATTGCAGGCAGTCAGCCACGACAGACCTAGACATGTTTGTGTAGGTCTCGAAGTCCGTAAACTTGACGTGCCCGCATTCGTGGTCGATGTAACCGCGCAGGTAGCGCCACTGTTCCTCAGTCATATACGGGGAGAAGGGGACTTGCAGGACATAGCCGTCCTTGTCCTTCCGGCACCATGCCGGTGCATCGAACTTGTCCGCTGCCGTACAGACCCCGGGCTGAATCTTGATTCTGTATTGTGCCGACATCATACGACACAGTAACACAACATCTACTATATCATACATAGGTGTCACCTCTGGTTTCAATCCACAGTCTCCCCATCCGCCGACTGCGGAGTCAGCCGACGGATAGGGGTCATGCGTGCGGAAAAGGATTTTAGATGAAGTCAGCGAGAAGGGCCGCGAGGCTGTCGTCGGCAGCGGTGGGCTGGCTGGTGACGACGGGGGCCGCAGGCTCGGGCATATCCACGGGAGCAGCAGGCTCGGGCATATCCACGGGAGCAGCAGGCTCGGACACATCGAGGCTGTCCTGCTCGAAGTCATAGATGCGGGTCTCCTGTGTCACGGCGGCAACGGCCTCGGGCGTGGAGAGCCCGGTCAGGAAGGCACGCACGATATTCACGTCGGTGCTGTTGACCACGATGCTGCGGAGCAGATGGGCCAGATGGGCAAAGCCGGGATGCACGAAGGACATGTTGTCACACCGGTCGGCGAGGGTGTCGAGGCAGCAGAAGGTCTTGCTGGTCACGGGCGTCGTGCGGTCATCACCAAACACCTGCTCCCTGATGCGGGCAATCTCAGCGGCGATGGTGGTGGCAGCCGTTGACGGGGCCTCGGAAGTCGCATCCTGGGCATCGTGGTTCTCGGTCTGCACCTTGAGGACGTAGTACCTGAACGCGAACTTCTTCCCGATGTCCGTGCTGTCGGGCAAGGCGGCACGGATGATGCCCTCCCATGCGGGAAACTGCTGGAGCCAGTTGGACGCCCCATCCTCATAGGTGGAGATGAACGTACCGACGCTGTATTCAAACTCTCCGCGCAGCTTGTCGAGCTCGGCAGTCAGGTTGCCCAGGACGCCATTGTCCACCAGCCAGCCGCCCATGCAGCGCACACCGTACTGGTCGCAGGTGCGGAACGCCCGGGTCTTCGCCGTGTTGAAGGGGCGCAACGCCTGGGGGTCGAAGATGCGCTTGGAACCGAGCGTGGCCAGCGCTTCGGGCGGCATGTCAACCACGGCATCGGGGATGTCTTCGGGGGTGAGGCGGGCCTTGCCCGTCCAGATGGAGATGTCCAGCTTCAAGTACACGCAGTTGTTCATGTAGCTCACGTTGTTCTCGGACATGGTGCTTTCCTCCTAGTCGTTGAAACTGTTCCTGATGATATGGGCCGCCGTCTTCATCGTGCACACGCACTCGCACATGGACACGCACCGCGTCCCGTTGATGTCTTCGTTCCTGACGGAGATGTCGTGCCGGACACACGGAATGAGTTCATCCCACAGCTTGAGGGGGATGTCGTTGAAGTGCACGTCCTTCGACGCCCGGATGCGGTCTTCACCGATACGCGCCCGCACAAGCTCCGTCACATACGGCGTCACGAACTGGCTGTAATACATATGGAAGGCTTCGATACCGTCGTCGGTACGGGAAAGTTCCAGATATTCTTCGTGAGTCATCGTCGTATCCTCACATGCTGCGCTTGATGTCTGCGATGGCCGACCAAGCGGAGGCCACCATGCGCTGGATGATGCGCGTGCTGTTATCGAGCAGGAACTCTTCGGCCTGGGCCACGGTCATGCCGAGCATATCGGCCACATCCTCGGACGTGATGACGGGCGGTCGCAGAGAGTACGTCGTCGGCGCAGGCACGGCGGTCAAATCCTTCCATTGCAGCCGATGTATGGCGATGACATTGAACTCGCCACACAGCTCCCCATAGTATTCGGAATCGCCCGTCTCTTCGACGCGCCGGAACCTGTAGTACGCCTCGGGCATCGCATCCAGAATATCCACGAGCACGTCGATAGTGTCGTCTCCGTACCACTTGATGTCACGCCAGCACAGCAGCCATTCGCTCGCGCTCTCGGCCTCTTCGTCGGCCCAGTCGAGGAACTCCAGCACGCTGTCGCGCAGGTTCCTGTCCAGCTTTTCGAGCTGCGCGTTGAGACATTCCATACCCCTGTCATCCATAACCAGGGCAACATCACTGTAGATACCCATAAGTAAATCCTCCATTCTTCATCCAGCCACGGCTCCACACGATGGGAGCCGTGGCCACAGGTCTCACTTACATGTCGGCATGGCGCACTTCAGGCACGCCGGGGAGACGGAGCTGGTAGGGACGCACGGCGTCCAGCCTGTCGAGCTCGGCGAGCGCCGTCTGCACGGCGTTGACGTAGCCGTACACGCCTTCGTCCTTCTTGATGGGGACGTTCGTCCCGCGCTCCCTGTACACCAGCGTGTACACTTCGCCGTTGAGCCAGGCATCGTAGTCTTCGACGGCATCATTCACGGCCTCGAGCATGGTCTCCGACGAACCGGAGAAGGCGAGGATGTCGATGTCCACGACGCCTATCTGCCACGCATCCGGCCCGGCCCCGGCGAACGGCGTCAGGCTGATGTGCACGGCACTGTGGTCCATGATGTAGAGCGGCAGGTGGGCATGGTTCGGCATGGGGGTCTGCGAGCGGTGCCAGGTCTGCTCATCGCCGATGCCGTACCTGTTCGGCGCGCAGATGATGCGGATGGCCGGATGTGCGAACGTCCTCGGGTCGTCGGCGAATTCATCGGGACGGAACTCGACCTTGTGCCGCAGGGAATATTCCTCGTGATACTTACTCATAACAGTGTCTCCTACTTGCTGATGTCGAACACACGCTGGACAAGCTCATCCAGCACACGCTTGCCGCCTTCCCCGCACCTGTTGCCCAGCGCTCTCGTGAGCGCATACGCCACAGGGGCTTCACCGGCCCGCATGGCCTGCGGCCTGCACGCTTCCGTCCACGTCGCCCACCTGAGCAGCGTGCGGGTCGAGAAGGTCATGCCTTCGAGAGCCTGGGCCCTGGGCACATCGCTGGGCAGCTTCGACTGGTCGCGCACCATGCCCGCCAGCTGCACCATGCCCTTGCGCAGTTCTTCCGGCAGCGACGGGGCGCGACGGGCAAGCAGGCGCAGCTCCGCGACTTCGGGCAGGAACGTTGCCTCAAGCACCACGAACCTGTCCATGAAGGCGGCGTTCAGCCGCAGCGTGCCCTGATACCTGCCCGACATGTCGCCGTCGCCGAAGGTGTTCGCCGTGGCGACGAACCGGAACCCGGGATGAGGCATGACAGTCTCGCCAGTGTCAGGGATGCACAGGGGAGCGCCATCGAGGACAGTGTTCAGACCAGTGGCCGTGCCCGGGTCGAGCAAGTCCACTTCGTCAATTAAGAATATGCCACCATGCCGCATGGCTGAGGTGAGCGGGCCGTCCACCCAGACAGTGGCGCCGTCCTTCAAGGCATGATGGCCGACAAGCTCGGGAGTCTCCAGCCTGCTGTGCCCCGTCACCTCATAGACAGGGTAGAGCAGGCGGCTCGCCACCTGCCGGATAAGGCTTGACTTGCCGCAGCCGGTCGGGCCGCCGATGTACAACGGCTCGGGCTTCTCGCTGCACCACCACAGGAACACGTCACGGGCCCACGCCGGGTACTCATAGTCGGCCACACAGGCCGGAGCCAGCGGATGCACAGGGTCGCCAGTGAAGCCAGGCACGAGCTTGCCCGACTTCTTGCCGGTGAAAATCTCACCGAAGTCGTAGAGACAATATTCCATGTTACACCTCCACTTCGACGACTTCGTTCGTGCTCTCCAGCACCTTGTCGCCGTAGTACCATTCCCAGTTCTTGCGGTACCAGCGGATGCCCAGCCCCAGGGCCAGCATGACGGCATTGAGCCGGGCCGCCGTGGTCATGGTGCCCCACCCAGCCATCGTCAGGCACATCCCACGGGCTTCGGAGTTCTCGCCGATGACGTGGCCGTACAACTTCAGCACGGCGCAGGAGGGGGAAGCCACGACTTCCGTGTTGTCCCGGCGGAAGGGACGGCGCTCGATGAACGCCTGCGCAGCGGCCTTGGAAATCTTGTTGTTGTATCTACACATGATGGTGCTTCTCCATATAGCCTGCCCAAGTGGCAGGGTCAGCAGGGTTGAGGTCAGGGTCGTCCCAAGACACAGGGACGATGAAAGCGCCGGACGCAGCCAACCGCACAGCGGCGAGGCCGAGGAAGACCTCGCCGCTGTTGAGGTCGATATACAGACGGGCACTAAGCATGGCCGCACCTGTCATCATCATCATCGTCGGACATGTCCGGGATGAGGCTCGACGCCAGCATGGCCAGCGGCACGCGAACGTCAGGGAAGGCACCGGCTTCGACGCCGAGCTTGAGCAGCCTGTCACACATGGTCAGGATGATGGCGCCAGTGACTTCGGGTTCGGCATGTCCCGTCAGCAGCAGGCCAGCGTCGAAGTCGTTCGGCGTCAGCTCGTCAGCGCTGGAAGCCGCAGCGATACCGCCCCAGCACACCAGCACCTCTTCGTTGGTGGCCTTGTCCTTCGGGGTGGGGATGACACTGGAATGATGATGTTCTTTTGTTATGTCGATGTCCGCATGGCCCGTGGCGGCAGAGAGGTCGCGGAAGACACTCTCCATCTTCTTGCGAATGTCAGACAATTTCATAGTGCTTTCTCCAAAAGCCCAGCCCGAAGAAGGGCCGGGGTAAAGGTTACACGCGGGAGACCTTGTACTCCACCAGCGGCCCGGCGAACTGCCGGACCTGTTCCAGCGTCAGCTCAACGCCCCGCAGCTCTGCGGGAACCCGCAGCGTGACTTCCGTCACGGACGCCGCCTCAGCCGCCAGATGCAGCGGCAGCACCCCGAAGACGTGGCGGCCACGCACCTGTTCAGCAGTCGCGTGCGTCACGACTTCCGTACCGGCGGGCACAACGCCCAGCTCGGTCAGGTACTCCACCAGCGCCGGGTGGCGCGTCACCACGACAGGGCTATCAGCCTCCCGCGCCGCATGGCGGGAGGCCAGCCGCAGTTCTTCCTGCTCCAGCACGTCCCAGTGGACGCGCTCGTCGGAAGAAACATGAGAGACATGGCAGTTGTTGGTGCGCATAATAGGGGGCCTCCTTTTATTCTGTGCCGTCCAGCTCGGCCAGACGGCGGTTGATTTGTTCCGGCGTGGGACTGAAGATGCGGTCTACCACTTCCCCAGAGGCATTTCTGTAGACAGCCACGATGGTTTCGCCATCATAATAAACCGATACCGTGATGGAGAAACCTGACAAGGTGCAACAAACCATGTGACCTAGTCTCCTTTGTGCAGCTTGCGCCACGCGGTCAGCACCTGTTGCACGGTGCTGTTGTTCCGCGTGTGCTGCACGAGGTAAAGGTTCCCATCGTGCCATTCAAACGCCACGATGGGAGGGAACCACGACTCTTCTTCAAGCTGCTGCCAAACAGCAGCTTGAAGCGCGTCAGGCGTGACAGGATTACAGGGAAGGCTTGCCGGATACATTACCTCGACAAGCCTCCACGCCGCACGTCCTTTGCAGGTCTTGCTGGCGTTGATGATACGGTATAACTTCACAGCCATGAGCGTGTCCTCCTCGACACTTTTTGAGGTTGAAGAATAAAGTGAGTAGCCTTATGCGAGTAAGAAGGTAGAGAAGGTGAAGAAGGCTACTCACAAAAGATTGAAAGTTTTACGGCAATCTGGGATAAAACGGCCAAGATTTCGAGGAAGGCGGAAAACAGCACAAAAAACATGTGCAAAAGCGAAAAACGCATAACATTCTCCACCTTGAAAAAATCCACAGAAAAAGCCCCAAAATCGCCAGAAAAATTCAAAAGAAATTTCTTCTGTGAGGAAGAACTACATATATAATATATATATAATATATAATATATTATTATTATTTACTTTTTTCTTTTCTTCTCCCTTGCTGTTTGGGGACATGCAGCTTTTGCAGGAATCTTCACAGCAAAATGAAAGTTTACTCTCTCGCATAAGTCAAACTGTGAAACTTTTGCGCGTAGGTAGAACTTTCGCGAGTGTTCGTCGTTTTCTCGTAACTTTTTTCTTGCGTTGTTGCATTTTTTTGTCGCACACTCGCAAAAGTTTCACCTACGCGCAAAAGTTTTACACTTCATCTTTCGCGAGTGCAAAACTTTCGCGAGTGTAAAAATCAGCTAAAATTCAGTGAAAACGGTACTCGAAAAAGCCTTCAAAAGTTTTCGAGAACCGTTATCAAATTTGACGTAAGTTGTTTTTTGTTTCGCCGGTGAAACAGCTTCATTGTCTGACTAGCACACGACGTAATAATTTAACGCCGTGTGCTAGTCAAACATGGGCCGCTATGTCTGACTTGCACACGCAGTATGCTTGTCAGACATCGGCCCTTCGTGTCGTGTCTTCACACCACACGACACTTGCCGCACATGTTCACACAGGACGCACCAGATTACTGGAGCGCACCACCATGTGCGGTTCCATCGTTTACCTATCACTCGGGCGGGTATCCCAGACATAGAGGCATCACAGGGAAGGGGGAAAGGTTGTTTTGTTATGTTATGTTTAGTCTTCAAATTCCTTGAACATAGCCTTTACGGCCTTGAGCGCGTTCTGGAGTTCGGTGTATCCGCGTTCTCCAGCGCGCTTGGCCGTGCTGGCCTTGTTATTACGGCGCGCCCAGTTGAGCAGCGCCAGCAACTCGCGTTCCGAAGCGGTCAAGCCGTCCTCGCGAACATACTTGGCCGAAGCCGTAGGCGCGGTCAAGAAGTCCGAAAAGTCAGGGTGAGCTAGCGCGCGACGTGCACGCGCCAGCTCTTCTTTGGCTTGGGCGGTCTTCGGTTCAACCGCCCAAGTGAAGGCGTCGCCGCCGTTGACCTTGCGCTCTTGCGCGTCTGTGACGCGCAAGACAGACTTTGACCGGGCAATCATGGGATTGCCCTTGTCATCGGCGGCCAAGCCGCCAAGCACGCCAAGCGCGTACTTTGTGAGCTGCGCCGTGCAACTCACATGGCAGGTCTTGAACGCGGCGTAGGCCGCATTCAAGTAGGTCAAGCTTGACCGATGGGCGGCCTGTCTTGTGGCCGCAAGCGCAATCTTGGCCGCCGCCTTTTCAACCGCCGAACCGGCGGCCATCAGCTCGTCGACGTATCCGGCGAAGACCTTCGCCGTAGGCACGGCGCTGGGCTTGCTGGGCTTGGCGTTGGTGGTGGTGGTGGTGGTGGTGGTGGTATCGGTAGTCATAGCATGGTCTCCCGTACCCTTTCCCCCTTCCATGTGGTACCTCTATGTCTGGCCTGCACGGCATGATGCCGGATACTGTGCCTGTGCATCCGTGTGCCCCGCGTTGTCCCATGGCAGACGCCTTGCCATACATTGTGGCACAATGGCAGACATTGCATGGCAGGTATGGCGCTTGGGCGCCATGGGGTGCGGGCGGATGGGCGGGCGGGCCGCATTGTCAAAGAGCAAGACAGGGGAAGCGCTACCGTTAAGGTAGTACCTCAACCTGTTAAAGTCATAGTGTCACATACAACGGTCTATGTCAATAACGTTTTTTATAAACAAGAAAGTTCAATGATTTCAGGTACTTAGGCGCGGGCCTGGGCGCGAGGTCGGCGGCGCGTTCGACGAGGGCCGAGTGGGTTTGGACGGCGGTTTCGTTGACCTGTAGAGAAAACATATACTCTGTGCTGCGCTCACAACCTTCTCCACCTTCGTAACTTTCCTACTATGCATCACTATTCCAACGTCCTCCATCCACCTTCGTAACTCTCCTACTATGCATCACTATTCCGAATTTCTCCCCCCCACCCCATCTGGACAGGCCCCCACCCTCGAATATCTTCATGTCTGCCGGGAAAAATTTTTGTTATCCCCTTGATGTATTGCTGCTGTTGTTGTAGATACCTCTGAAACACCGGAGGCATACATGAATAAGGAAGGATATGGTATCGAACGGGGGTGGCTGACCGAACACATATGTATGGACAGCACTCTGTCGCATGTGGTCATAGACATCGAAACCCTCGGGCTTGGTCTCAGACCTGTCATCATTGCTGTCGGTGCCGTGGCCCTCGACGAACACTATGAAGTCATCGGCAGGTTCTATCGTGCCATTCGTGGTGACGACCAGCCTGGCCGCACCATGGATTATGATACGGTACGGTGGTGGGCACTGAAGACCAGTCCTGATGCACGGGAAGCGGTGTTCCATGCCGATGCTTATGCCCTGCGGCGGGCAGTGGTAAATTTTGTGGATTGGGTCATGCCGGACCCTGACCTGATGTCCTGCGCCGATGTGCAGTTCTGGGGAAAGGGACCTGAGTTCGACAATGTCATCTGGCGCGATGCGATTGCGTGCTATGATGATTCCGATTTCTTGTCGAAGGTGTGGACCTACCGGAACAACCAGTCGCTCAGGACCGTGGAGCTGATGGTGAAGTCCCTCGGTCTCACCATCGTGGCCCCCGATACCGGCATCGAGCACCATGCTTTGTGTGATGCTGAGTGGGAAGCCAAATATTTGAGGCAGGCCATGCACAAGATTTTGGCCCTGGCCCCTAATCCCCTTTTTGCCGTGGAGGCCGTGGACTATGACGTGTAGCCTGGTGGGACAGACCATCACCGCTCCTGACGCGGGTGGGCATGGCCTGGATATGAGCAACGGGCAGGACTGGCTGGTGGAGGATTGCCTCATCGACCTGTCGGCCTGCCCGCTGGATAAGCTGGATGAGGCCGTGGGCGTGGTATGGGGAAGCAGTGCCGTTTTTCGCCGCTGCGTCATCAGGGGCGCTGGTAAGCTGGTGCTGTGCGGTTCCGGGGATACGGATAAAGTGAACGTTGAACGCGGCAAGACCGTCATTTTCGAGGACTGTATCCTCGAGGACTTCGGGCGGCGGGGACCGGAAGCGCAGTCCGGCATGCGGGTCATGTTGCGAGGCTGCCTGATACGCAACTGGTGTGCTCCAGACCGTTTCGACGTGCGGTCCTTCGGGGCCTGGGCGCATCACGGCGGCAGCATCGAGGCCGTGGACTGCGTCTTTGACCAGCCCCGCTTCTGGCGTGGCTGGCAAATTATGGTGCGGGACTGGCTGGCCCATCTGGGGCAGGCATGGAACGACGAAGGTCTGCGCGGCCTGTTGCGTCCGGCCAACTGGCTGCCCGGTGTCTGCCGGGGGCTGGTGGCCACAGCGGGCGGACAGGTCCGGGCCGAGAACTGTCATGCTACACGCTGGTGGATACGGCTAGAAGGGCACCGTGGCCCGCGTATGAGTCGCAGCCAGGCGCAGGCGCTCATGGCCAGGCTGGAGGGTATGCTATAGGCCTCCTACAAGGCGGTCATATGACAACAAAACACAAAATCCTGTTGACGCCGAGGCTTCTTCCGAGTAGGTTCAGCCAACAGCAAGACGATGTGTCGTTTTGTGTTGTTTGTCGTTAGGTGACTGCACACCTGATATGTTTCTGGGGTACGCGACCGGACGCTCACCCTGGAACGCCAAACTTAAAGTCCTCGCCCCATACCGCTTACGGTTGAGCGGGTGGGGCGGGGCACCAGATTTTACCCAGCGCATTGATATTTGTACCCCAGGGGCATCTGTAGACGGACGACCCCGCCAAGAGAAAAGGCACACTGGATACGGCTTCCTGTTGACTAAGGCACGCCCCTGGGGTACAACCAAAACTGCCTGAACGCTGTCCCTGGTGAAACAAGGGTGATACGCCCGGGATGGTGCAGGTACCGGATACATTCCTGTGAAGTCAGTCGTCGAACGTGGCGACTGTGGATTGAAACCTGGTGAGCCACACCTCTCTCAAGACCCTCCCGCTCTCCAGACGCGGCGGCTGTGTATTGAAACCTGGTGAGCCACACCTCTCTGGACCCTCCCGCTCTCCAGTGCGGGAGGGTTTTTTGTTGCCATTTTCAACTTACTATGCTTTACTATGTATCACAACAAGGAGGAAGATATGGCTGTCATTATCCCGTGCAGGCTCCGACTCTCGGGAGCGAAGGTCCCGTGTCGCATGAGCAGCGGTGCCGTGGGATTCGACCTTTGGGGTGCGAAGCTCACACGGCGGAATGGGGTCTATTGTTTTGACACCGGTGTCGAGATGGAGTTGCCCGTGGGGTTTGCCGGTTTGCTTGTGGCCCGCAGCTCTGTGGTGTGTTCCGGTCTGGAGATGATGGGTAGCGGTGTCCAGGTCATCGACCCTGATTATCGGGGCACGGTGAAGGTGTTGTTCCGCAAATCGGACAGCGTGCAGGCCAGAGGCGCGGCGTCGCTCCTGCGCAAGCCGACTGTGGCCTACTATGAGGGCCAGAGGGTGGCGCAGCTCATCATCGTGCCGACCATCATGGCCCCGGCGTTCGTGGTCGCCGACATCAACAAAGGTCTCAGCATCGACGTTGAGTTCGCCGTGGTCGAGGAATTGTCGCACACCTACAGGGAAACGAAGGGCTTCGGGTCCACGGGAGGCGACTGATGCTGACACTGTCGGAATACCGCATCCTGAAGGCCGTGGCTGACCTGCCGAGGGGTCAGGCGTTCGGCTATGTGCTGGGTATTAGTGCGTTGAGGCCGTTGAAGACCGGGAAACCGTCTGCGCGGTATCGTCAGGGTATTGCCATGCGGGCCTGCGCGATGGCCAACAAGCTGTGCGGCAAGGGATTCCTCATGCGTATCAGGCTGCCGATGCATCGCGGCAATGTGCGTGGGTATTACCTTTTGACCCAGGATGGAGAAGCTGCGCTGGCTGCATGGCTCAAGGAGGATATGTGATATGCGTGTTCGGCTGATGAAAGAGTTTGGGTACGAAGAGGCCCTGTTCGGTATCGGGTTGTCATACGGGAAGGTGTCCGGGTATGCGACGCCTGAAGAGGCACAGCAGCATGATGAATGGTCCAGGCTGTGCGAACTTGCGCCGACGCTCGCGTTGTACGGCGCCGGTGGCCATGACAAGTTCCTGCGTCAGATTGGTGTCGTCCTCGACATCACGGCGCCGTTGTACTGGTGGAAGCAGATGGATACCTACAAGGTGGGCACCGTGGCGCAGTCCGAGTCCACGATGCACACGCTGCTGAAGAACCCTATCACGAATGATTGCTTCGAGTCCGGGAAGGTTCCTGATTTCTATATCAATTTTCTTGAAGATTTGCGGCAGGACGGGGACTTCGTCAAGCTCAACGCCTGGCTCCCGCAGAGCTGGTTGCAGCGTCGCATCTGGACGGGGAACTATGCGGTCCTGAAGAACATCATCTTGCAGCGTGAGAACCACAAGCTCCCTGAGTGGAAATTTTTCTTCGACGCGCTTTTACCTGCCCTGGGTCATCCTGAACTGCTGCCTGTGAAATATCCTTTCAGCAGGGACGACACTACGGAGAAAGCCTCTGCTGATGAAACACTTTCCGGGAAGGGTTAATCCATGTCGCGTGCGTACTGTGTAGTGGCCTTTGCCATCGCTCTCGTTGTTTTCGGTGTCGTGACCGATGTGTTCGGTATGCTGTATACGCTGTCCACTATGCCGGGATGGGTCCAGGCCGGGGCCGTGGTTCGCATCATCCTGATGCTGATATGGCTCGTGGTCATAGTCTCCGACCTCATGGAGAACAAGTGAGGACTGAGTCATGTCGGATGAAAAAGATTATGAACTTACCGCCACGCAGCAGAAAGCGTTCGCACAACTCAGACAGGCTTTCACAGCCTGCAAGAAAGCAAAAGTGATGCTGTTCAATTACTACGGCGCACTGTATGGCGTGAACGGGAAGAATTACTCCAACGTCCTTTTCCATGATTTCAGGACTGACGAAGACTATGACGACTTGCTGGTGGACGACCTTGTCTTGCCTACTATCAATACATCCGATTTCGACCTGGTGAGTTTCACCGACGAAGGCGATTTGTATTTGCGCAGGCGATAAGAGGTAATAGAAATATGAAAATCTTCATCATCGTCCCGCTCGATTTCAAAATTTCTATGATGTCTACTGTCGGGCAGCAGTTTGAAAAGAAGGTCGGTCTGTTGTCCATTATTTTTGACAGTCTCGGGCATAGTGTGAACAGACTGTTCATCAACGCGGATACGGCAAAACTTTGTACCGAGAACCGTAGAAAGCAGTTGGAGCTTCTGGCAGAGATGCTCAACCGTATAACGGATGCCGATGAGGTTTTTCTCGTACATCGGTCTGATACGGACGCAACGCCTGTTTGGTGGCCTCCGATGCGGGACTTGCTGCGTAGCTATGGTATCGTAATACACGAGTCGCTCGATACTTTGCTTGGGTACAAGGATACTCGGGCGGAAGTGGATATGGGGTAGAAAAATGAATAAGCGGTGTCGGTACCGTAACTTCGGTCGATATGATGGTCCTGTTGATGCGCTTGATGTCATCAACGAATGTGTTACTGTAACGGATGAGATGTACGCCGATTTCACGAGGCACTTTCGTATGTGGTGCTACAGGCTTGGTCTCCGTCATCTGGAGCTGGTTTTCATCCAGTGCGGACCTGGTGATGACAGTGCGGCCAAGGTGTGCTGGCAGGTGAAAGGAACGTCGGTTCTGGTCCAGTGTGCCACCACTATCCCCAAGTACATAGCAGAGGGTGGGATGGAGGCCATGGCTCTCCACGAGGTCCTGCACCTGCTGTTCATGGACATGGAGATTCTGGCCCTGGGCAGCCGGAAGGGGTTGTCTGAGGATAAGCTCAAAGAGCTCTTCGACCGCCAGATTCATTATGTGATACAGTGCCTCGTAGGCGCCATGCTGTGAACAAAGGAGACGACTATGCCCGAAGAAAAGAAGATGACCAAGAAAGATGCTGGGTGGAAGAAGCAGGCCAGGATTGAAGCCTGCACGACATGCAAGCACTACCGCCGCTTGGGAAATTATGGTGAGAAGCCTACCTGCAACAAGTTCGGTTTTCGTACCGGAGGCTTCGCCATCTGCGACCACTTCGAGATGGACGCATAAGCGCTGCTGTTCAGTAATGCTGTGAACGCAGCCCCCGCACAGGTGCGGGGGCTTTTCTTGTTTGCGCTTGGAGAGTTTTTTGGGTACTTTCTGCAAAAAGGAGTTCGTATGGATACTTTGCTTCGTGGATACGGTACGCAGCCCAGGTGGACTTTCCCTGGTATGATTATGCCTTTTTCCGGCACGTTCGGTGGTGATGGCGGGCGTTACCCTATCCCGCTGGATTCGACGGCCCCGCTCACTGACTGGGTTCTGTGTGACGGGGTCGAGACCAACGGGTTTGCTGTCCCCGATTTGCGGGACAAGATGATTACCTGCGCCGGGAACAAACACGCCGCAGGCAGTACCGGCGGTGCCGAGACGCATACGCACAGTGTTTCTGGCGACACGGATAGCGCCGGGAGCCATTCTCATGGGGACAATTTCTCCACGAGCAGTGCCGGGAGTCATTCGCATGATACGACTGGTGCTACCGATCCGACGACGTTGTCCATATCTCAAATGCCGAGCCATAACCATACGTTCGATAAAGTGCATGCTCCAGGTAAGACATGGGGACAAGGTGCGTCTCAGTTTTTGCAGACGACAGGTACTACGCATAATACCGGAGGTAGCAGTTCGCATACGCATTCTTTGTCGTCGGCCACAACGAATAATGCTGGGTCCCACTCTCACTCTATCAGTGGTAGCGTGTCCAGTGGGGGCGCTCATACCCATTCTATGAGTGTCACTTCCGAAGAGGCTTCCAATATGCCCCCATATTACGCCTTGGCGTATATCATGTGTGTTCGGGCGTAAGCCGCTACATATAAGAATCCCTAGCCGGATGTCTTTCCATATTCACTCCATTAGCCCCCATTCTCATACCTTCAACCCCTGTGGAGGGTACTTACATGCCCACTGTCACTGTTGTCCCCGCTGATAATCTGATTATCGTGGGTGGTGAAGCCCTTGTTTTTCCTTTTGATGCCCCGGCCAACATGCACGCTATGCAATGGATGGGCGATGGCGGCCATACCGAGTGGACGGACGGCCCCAACAAACTGCTGACGGCTGAGGATTATGACGGGCAGGTCGCGCCGTATGTGGCCCTGTGGGAAGGCGAGAAAAGCAGGCTGGAAGCCGAAGCGGCTGCGGCGGAAGCCGAATACAACAGCCTGCCCAATGTGAAAGCCCGCAAGCTGGCCTCCATCGACGCCGAGACCTCTTCCGCCATCATGGCCGGTTTCGAGTGCGAGGTCACACCGCCGGATACCGGCACGCCTGAGCTGCTGCATTTCTCGTATGACGAGTTCGACCAGCAGAACTTCGCCGACGCGGCTGTGTCCATGCAGCTCGCGACGGCCAGCGATGGCGGTATCCCCACAACCACGCCCTGGAATGCCTACCGCAACCACACGGCGGACAGCAAAGGCGACCTGGTTATCTTGCAGTTGACCGCCGAGACTTTCCTGCCCATCTATACGGCTGCGCTGAATCACAAGGCAACGAAAATGGCCGAGGGAGGGCAGCGTAAGGCCGCCGTGGCTGCTGCGCAGACCGTCGAAGAAGTCAAGGCTATTTGATGGGGCGCTTAGATACTATCAGGCACAATCTCTGGCAGACCGTGGTTTCTCTGGACCAGGCGATACACTGCATGGGGGGTCTGGTGGCATCCCTGTTGCTGCTCTGCATTCGCGATAGCACCTTACCTGTGGTCTGGGCTGATGAGACGCTGAGTTCGCGTTGTTGGCGCTGGTATCTGTACGGGGTACGGCGTTGGCCTTGTCGTCTCATCGACATATTGTTTTGGTGGGACACGGAACAACGCGACGGCGTCGTAGTAAGGCATTGTCAGTTGAGCTGGGAATCCGAGTGTCTACGGAAGCAGTCTCCCCCGGAATTACGCTGTAATTCATCTGACAAGAAATCGTAATCCATACCATTCAGGAGGTGTGTTTATGCTTCGGTATTTTTGCATCGTCGTGGCTCTCACGGCCAGTCTGGTGGGTTGTGCGGCCCAGGATGAAATCACGCTCACGGCGTATAAAACGCTGGAGACCAGTGCCATCACCTACGACACGGTGATGACTGCTGCCAGTGACATGCACTCCCAGGGCAAACTCCAGGATGATGACTGGGCGAAGCTCAAGGACGCCGCTCTGGTATATTACGACGCGTATCAGGTCGCTGTCAGCGGTCTTCTGGCATATATGCGGGCTTCTGAGGGGCTTTCGTCCCCGGGTGCCATGGAACGCGACAATCTCAAGGCTCTTGTCGATAATATGACCAAGGACCTGCAAGAACTTCTCAAGGCCGCCATCGACCTCGGTGTCGATGTGAAGGAGGTCAGCCATGAGTAACTCCATCGACATCAAACTGGTGCTGCAAATTCTTGAGCTGGTTTCCGTCTACGGGCTCCCTGCGGTGCAGTCCATCGTTTCTACCTGGCAGAAGGACTCTGTGACCATCGAGGATGTGGAGCGGCTTCGTCGCAGGTTGAAGCGACCCGACGAATATTGACACCGGCTCGAAGATAGTTGTATTCATGCAGAAGAGCGGGCGGACATGTTTTCTTCGTGGGACATGTTTTGTCCGCTCTTTTTCTTTGGAGGTCTTGACGTATGAAGAAGGGTCCTATTTTCGGTGCGCCGAATTTCACTTACGAGGAATTTTTGCGTTCTGATACGGCCCTGCGTGAAGGTATCCAGAATATCCCCGACAAGGATTGCGTCTGGTGCAATATGGAGTATCTGGCGCGGGAAGTCTTGCAGCCGGTTCGGGACAAGTTTGGTCCCATCAGGGTGACTTCCGGGTATCGCAGCGCAGCGCTGAACAAGGTCATCCCGGGGTCATCCGCCACGTCCCACCATTGTTCCGGTTCCGCAGCCGACATCGAACCTGTTCGTAAAGATGTCTCCTTGCGTGACATCTTCTCTTTCATTGCTACTGAACTGCCATTCACGGAACTCATCGCTGAAAATCTTCCTGACGGCTGGGTTCATGTGGCCATTGTACGCGGGCGTGAAGAAGACCGCGCTGTGAAGTACAAGCGTGTGGGCGGACTGGTTCACCGGTCGAGTTATGCAGAAGTCATGGCCATGAAGTGGTAAATGAATCACGGGATGATAAAGTATAACATGAGTATCCCTCCTGTAGACCCTGATGCCATTACGGGGCGTAATAGTGCTTACATAAACCTGCTTGTTGAGTTGTGGCCGCTCATAGCAGGAGCTTTCATCATTGCGCTGTATCAGGGATGGCATGGCGTGAAGCGCAGCTATCTTCACCGTGATTTTTTCAGTATATTTTTCAATATCCTGCTTTCCAGTGCTTTTATGGCCATCGTGGCTGTGAGTGTGACGTTATGTTTGCCCCTTTTCGGTTTTGAACGCTCGCCTGATACTGACCTCGGTGTCACGATTTTTCTCTCCGCCGGGGGCATGAAACTTGTGGATGCCCTGATTCGTTGGAAGTCCGGGTACAAGGTCGTCGATTTGATGGACAGTCTGGATATTAGCGAGTTACATCGTACCATGACGCCGGAGCAACGTGAACAGCATAAAAAGCAATGCCCGTTCCAGGAAGATTGTGCCCGATGCAAGGTCACAGATTGCGGGCGTGGTGAAGGAGATACCGATGGCTGATGCTATGAAGCGCCCTATCGTTTTTGACCAGGAGAACAAGCAGTTTTCCGAACTCCCTGCCGGGCAGTTCGTCGCCGCCGATGCGCTGCCGGTTGGGGGTGTGTCCAGTTCCGGTGCCCCCAACATCTTGCAGGTGATGGACGACGGTCTGGCCGTTTATGCCCATGACATCGTGTCCGCAGCCGACGATAACGCCCTGACCGAGCGTGACGGCAAGCTGTATGTCCCTGACAAGAAGACTACTGTGGTCTCCAAAGACGAAGACAACCTGGTCATCAAGGGTAGTGACGGTGGGGCCCTGCTCACGCCCAATGACGTGTTGTCTAATGGTCATCTCAACCTGCTGACCATCGACCCGGTAGACCATAAAATCATCCTGACCAAAGAGGACATCCAGGACAATATTAACGTTATCTCCGCCGATGAGGGCAACCTGATACATCCCGGTTCCGACAAGGGTGTCTACCTGTCCATGAAGGATATTCTGGACAGGATTGATTTTTCCAAGTTGCTGTCTTCCGACAGTGACAACGTGTTGCGGCTCGGTGCTGACGGCAAGCTCAAAGTCGTGGTCGTGTCTGCCGACAGAGACAACTTGCTCGTGGCTGGTACGGACAAGGGTGCGTACACGCCGCTCGACAGAGGGGATATGCCCCGGTAGTACGGCGGTGTATCAATATATAAAACACTCAACTTTGAAAGGTGCTAAATTATGGCGCGTAAAACTCCTAATGCTATCCAGCAGTATCGCGGTACGACTGTTCAGCATGCTGCGTACACGGGCAAAATCGGCGAACTCACCGTCGATACCGACAAGAAGGTCGTGGTCGTCCACGACGGCGTTACCGCTGGTGGCGTGCCCATGGCGCGTGAAGACCGCAAGATTACGGGTGACACTCATCTGAAAGTGAATGCCGGTACGGAAGGCACTCTTGCCGGTGACCTGGCGCTTACTGTGGATATGCATTCCCTGGCGACCGACCTGGTGTCCGGCGATGCCAACAACGGTCTGTCCGTGGGTACTGATTCCAAGCTGTATGCCAAGGCCCCTGACGCCAATCTCATCATTCGTGCCGGTGACAAGATTCTGCACGATGTCAGCGGCAAGGTTGCCGCTGACCTCAGCATGACCTACCACCAGTATTCCGGCGAGCTGAAAATCATCGGCCATGACGGTGTTACCGAAGTTGCCACTGTGACCATCCCGTCCAGCACTTCCGTGCTCAAGGGCGTCGAACTGGTGCATGGCAAGCCTGATGCCGCCGGTGAGGCTGTGGCGGGTGACTACCACCTGTCCTTGATGTTCCGTGACCAGGCTGGCAACTGGGCCCAGGCTGCCGGCGTCCTGGTCGAGACCACCAAGGGTACCGCCGGTACGGCTGCCTTCAGCACTGAAATGCTCCCCGGCGGTACGTCCGTCGCTGCCGTGCGTGCCGTGTTCAACGGCGACGATAAAACGGTCGAAGACGGTACCAGCCCGGCCAGTGTGACCTTCGCCGACAATTCCACGGCTTCCGTCACGTTCAATGTGGCCGGTACGACCATCAGCGGCAATGTCTCTTTCACGCCCCAGGTGGGTCTGAAGGCCGGTACTTACCTGCACTTCATCTGGGCGCTGTCCGACAACAGCGTGGTTGATACCTATGTGGATGTCACCGAACTCATCGATGTGTACACTGCCGGTCAGGGTATCACCATCGTCGGCAACACCATCTCCGCCAAGCTGGGCACGGGTATCAAGTTCGACGAAAGCGGCAACATCGTGGTGGACTTCACCAATGTGGTCTCCACCGATATGAACAACGCCCTCAAGGCGGGTGCCGACGGCAAGCTGTCCGTGAAGGTCGTGTCTGCTGATGCCGATAACGTCATCAAGACCGGCACTGATAAGGGTGCGCTGCTGACTGAAAATGACCTCAAGACCCCGGTCGAGAGTATCGTCAACGGTATGGTCGACAAACCCGAAGGTTCTCTGGGCTGCTCCGTGATTTCCGCGACTGTGGGCAATCAGATTCAGTGCGACAATGGCAAGCTGATGGTCTACGCCGACTACGGTACCATGGACGACTAAGCGTTTTCATCAAGGGTCCAGCCCTGGAATCACCTCGGCTGGACCCTTTTGTTCGAGAGGGTAGTTTGTTATGCGTCCCCTCGTAATGTAGCATACAAAGAGGTAGGTATACACTTATGGCGAGAAACAACTTCAGTCCTGTCCAGCAGTTCAGGGGGACGACTGCCCAGCACGAAACATATACGGGTCTCCCTGGTGAGCTTACCGTTGATACGGATAAGAATGTCGTTGTTGTCCATGACGGCGTTACCGAAGGCGGACACCCTACGGTTCCCGATAAGTTTCTGTTCAAGAGTACGGGGGGTATCCTCACGTTCAATGCTGGAACAGAGGCTCCTTTGCAGGGTGATTCTATCACAGTAGAAATCGACCTTGCGGCCCTTGAAGCAGTCCTCGGTGGGACACTGACTGCTTTTGCTGACCTCCCCGTGTATTTTACCGGTGTTGATGAGGTTATCCATACGGTGCTTGCTGATGATTGGGGGAACGTCGTGTGTGCCTATCTGGAAGCTGACGGTACGCAGGTATCGGCGCTCAAGATTACGTTGCAAGCTGAGACCGGGGGGAATGAGATTGTTTTGACCAATTCTCCCCAAAGTCTTGGAGCACTCAAGGGTAAGGCCGTGAAGCTCAAAGTAACGGGTATCACAGACCAGACCTGGGTAGCGGCGCGGGTGCGATTTACTGCGTAAATCAGTGGATTTTCCGCTGGCTGCCGCCGTTAAATAAGCGTGGATGCGCTGCTTTCGATAAAGTGTCGAATATCAAAAGAGGAAGCGTAGGCTTCCTCTTTTGGCTTGGAGTTTCAGCACCATGAATGAACCATTGAAGAATCAGGTCCGTTGGCCGTCACTGGCCCGGGACCTCGCTATTTTGCAAGTTCCCGACAGTCCTACGGACATCAAGTCCATTTTGTCTGAATATGGTCTCTCGAAGCAGGAACTCGTGGACATCCTGCACAATCCATACTTTCAGCGGCTTTTTCAGGGGAGTCTGGAAGAGGTCAAAAATCAGGGCAGCAAAGCTGGGGCGAGATACAGGGCCCTGACACTTTCCCAAGCCCTTTGGGAGAAGTTGTTCCGTGATGCGCACAACGGAGACATGGAGCCCCGTGATGCATTGAAACTTCTCGATATGCTGGTCAAGGTGGCGGGTCTCGCTGACGCCAAGGAGACCACACAGGTGAATACCCAGGTCAATGTGGCCGTCCCTCTTCCCTTGCCGAAAGGTGTAGCCAAGGTGGCCCATGCGCTGCCTGTGGAGTAGACCATGTTCAACTATGTTCCGTCTCCTACCGGTATGCTCCTGCATAACTGCGACAAGTATCTCAAGATGATTGTTGGTCCTTACGGGTCGGGAAAATCTTGTGCCTGTGTTGCAGATGTGCTGACGTGTGCGTGTGCCCAGAATCCTGCCCCGGACGGTGTGCGGTATGTCCGTGTCGGGGTCGTCCGTTCGTCGTATCCCGAACTCATCGCCACCACACGCAAGTCGCTGCTTGAATTGCTGCCTGCCGAATACGGTACCATCGCCAGCTCCGGTTCCCCTGTACGCGGGTTCTATTTCATCCCTCTGCCTGATGGCACCAAGGTCTCTCTCGAACTGGAGTTGTGGGCCCTCAAGACGGCTGATGATGCTCCCAAGCTGCGGTCTGCCAACTGGACGTTTGCCTGGCTCAATGAAGCCACGGGTTGCTCGCCGGAGGTGTACAACGCTGTCACGGGACGTATCGGGCGTTACCCGTCCCAGGACCTCGGCGGTATTTCATGGGGCGGAACCATCATGGACTTCAACCAGCCTGAACCTGGCTCCTGGCTTGATGAGTACATCCACAACCCGCAACCCAACTGGGCAGTGTTCAGGCAGCCTCCCGCTGCCTTCAAGCACGTTGATGAAGTCACTGGTGTCGTGACGTATGAGGTGAACCCGGACGCCGAGAATTTGCGCAATCTGGGTGCCAGAGAAGAAGGGGACCCGGATGATTTCACACCCGAACAGCAAGGTATGCGGTATTACCGTAACCAGATAGATGCCTTGCTCAAGACAGGACGCACGGACATCATCGACAACCAGTATTGCATGATGGACGTGCCTATCGTTGACGGCAAGCCGGTCTACTCGAATTTCAACATCAACATCCATGTGGCGTCGGAAGCATTGGAACCGCGACCTTTCCAGCCCATCATCATCGGTGTGGACCAGTCTGGTATCCATCCTGCTGCGGTCATCCTGCAAAACATCAACGGGACCTGGTGTGTGCTGGATGAATTGTATGCTGACAACGAGGGGTTTGAAAATTTCCTGCATGGTATGCTGATACCGCTGCTGCGGGGCCGGTACAGCACGAATCCTCTGGTTGCTGCCATCGACCCGAGCAATACGCGGGATTCGTGGCAGGCCGTCACGCCCAAGCAGCGTTTCGCCGACGCTGGTATCAAGGCCGTGACGGAATTGACGAACAATCCCAGGGTACGCATCCAGACAGTGGAGCATATGCTCAACCAGCGTGCCGGAGGGTTGCTAATCGACCCGGCATGTAAGATGCTCATTCGAGGGTTCTCGCATGAGTATCGATACCGCAAGTTGCGGGCTTCCGGGACGATGGGCTCTGTGTACACGCCGAGCCCGGAAAAGAACGATGCGAGTCATGTGCACGACGCACTCCAGTACGCAGCCCTTCTTATCCAGCGTGGGGACAATATGGATAAGGATACCACGATGCAAAACGTAAGAGACGAACTCATACGCAGGCGCAGTTCTTTGTCCAGCGTCGTATAAGATTGACGCCCAGGCGAGTGATTTGATAGGGAGAAAGTTATGAGCGACGCTATCAACTGGATGCTGGAAATCGAGGACGTGAAGGAGAAATCCCACGACCCGCTGGCCGAGGCCGTCATGGACAGGTTCAATGGCGCTGTGTCGTGGCAGTCTACTGAGCTTGTGAATGGCAAGCCTCTTCGCACCGTACTTGAGAACTGCTGGAACCAGCAGAATGGTATCATGTCGTGTGATACGAAGGAACGAGCGGAAGCTCTGGGTGTCGATGCCTACATCAACCTAACCGCTTTGAAAGCCGACATCGCCAATTCCTATCTCAATGACGCCATGACCAGTTCCGGGGATGCTTCGCTCCCCTGGACCGTGATACCTACGCCGCGTCCTGATATTTCTCCTGTGGCGCAGGATGAAATTTTCAACGAGATAAAAGCACAGCTCCAGAGCGGCAGTTTTGAAGACGCCTCCCAGCTCATAGAGGCTATCCGGCAGCAGAAGCGTGAGATGCATTTCAAAGAAACGGAAAAGGCAAAGAAATCTGCCGACGCCATGATGATGCTGCTGGCTGACCAGTGTGCCGAAGGCGGCTTCAATCGGGCTCTCACCGACTTTTTACAATGGTTCCCCATCTATCCTTTTGCCGTCTTCGCCGGTCCTTACATCACGCGGGCCCCGCGTCTCGTGTGGGGCAAGAACAAGCCGCGCATCGATACGGAAGTCTTTCCGACATTCCGTGCCATAAGTCCTTTCGATTTCGCCTACAGTCCTGATAGTCCCGATACACAGCGTGGGACATGCATTTTTACTCGCACGCGTTGGACACGGCGCGAGCTGCTGAATGCTTCCAAGCTCGACGGTTACATTTCCGCCAACATCAAGGACATTTTGAAGCAGGCGGATGACCCCAATACGGATTTCAACCTGAGCTGGTTGTCCCGGGCCCCGGACGAAGGGCAGCGTAATATGGCGCTGTGGGCGTCCAACGTGAGCCCTATCGAGGTCCTGACCCATTATGGTCTCATGTCCGGCAGGGAGCTGCAAAAATATGACATCCAGGGTCTCGACGCCGGTGATTTTTACAACTGCCAGCTTTCGTTGGTCCAGGGGCGTGTCATCGAGGTGAGGGTTTTCTCAGACCCTAAGATACAGACACGCCCGGTCTACACGGCAAGTTTTTATCGTACCGGTGGAGACCGCATCGCCGGTGACGGCATCGCCCAGCGTTTGCGCGACATCGAACGCGCTTACATGGCGAGTCTCATGTACCTCATGCGTAATGCGGCTAATGCCTCGGCACCCATTTGTGAAGCCGACTACCGGCGCATTGCGGCGTATATCGGCAAGGGTGAGCTGGGACAGGTAGTGCCCGGCAGTCTTTACCTGTCCGACTCTGATATGGGCAACAACAATATGCCTGCGTTCCGCTTTACGCATATCCCTTCCAATATCCCGGCGTATGCACAGCTCATGGAGATGTTCATGCAGCTCGCAGACCGTGTGACCAACATCCCTGCGGCACTCCATGGTGAGGCGGTGGGTTCGGGGGCCATGCGCACGTTCCGTGGCATGTCCATGCTGCAAGGTAATGCCACTAAGGCCCTTCATGCGGCAGCAGACAACATCGCCTACGGTGTCTTCAAACCGCTTGGGGAATTGCTGTATAATACCAACATGTTGTTTGCCAAAGACATGGAGGTCAAAGGCGACAGCCATATCATCACGAAGGGCGCTGAAGGGCTGCTCAAGAAGGAGATGGAAAAGCAGTCGGCCATGGAGATTCTTCAGACTGTCGGTGCCGCAGCCGGTGCTCTCGGTCAGGCGGTCAATCTGGCACCTGTGCTTTCCTGGAGCCTCAAGACATTGCTGGGTACCATGGGTGTTCCCGACAATGTTCTGGGTCAGATGGAGCAGATGTCGCCGATGGGGGTCATGCCGGGAGCCGGGGCCGCGCCCAATCCTGCACCGCCTTCGCCCACCGGTGCTGGTGTCATGGAGGACATCACAGGAGGTGAAGCCTGATGGAATTGCTGAACACGCCCTCCCCCAAGAAAGGGACCTGGGCGTACAAGTTTGTGGCCTGGTTTTGTAACAACGTGAATTTTTGTCACGGGTATCTGTACGACACGGATATTGAAAAACCTGACAATAAGATTTACAACGCTGTTTATAGGCTATGGTTGTTCCCGTTCAAACAGAACGACTGTATCTGCTGCAATACTGTTCGAGGGCTCATATATGGAGCCGTTCTCGGCTACCTGATAGGGAGTTTCTGATGGCTATTGTACCGCTTTGGACACCCGAAAATACAACCGTTCTGTCTTCGGTTTTTACCGTACACCCCGGAAAAGTTGTCGTCCTGTGGGCGGTTGGTTTCAACAAGTACAAATTCCGTGTCGAGAATGAAGTGGCCACGCCCATGCAAGCCTGTCTGCATCGGCTCATCCATGATTTTTCTGGCTCCCGTCTGCCTTCGACGAAGGATACAGCGCAGGATTGTTGCGGTTGGATTGTTGATGTCAACCATGTATCGAGTGAACTCATGGCGGACATTGCCGTCAGCACGATGAACTGCCTGTGGAGCCTGTCGCTTTGCAACAGTGTCATGGCTGTTGGGATTCCCGGTTCCTACCAGCTTGAACTCAACGATGCCACTATGGTCGGCACTGCTAATGTCTATGCTGACTTGTATGACATTGGACAAGTGCACGCACCGGAAATTTTTGTAGGAGGCTAGTATGGCTCCAAATTGTGGTCCTGTCGAGTTTATGCAGGGTGGAACCCTCATGGATGTTACCATCACCGGTTCCACCATCCAGAACAGTGAAATCAGCGGTTCGACTCTCAGTGGTTGTACGCTGACGAACCTGATAGCCGTTGACGACGCCAGTCTTCGCACCATTATCAATGCCATGACCAAACTGTCTGATGCCGAATTGCGTCCTCTGGCGGATGCTCTGCATCGTGTCGCCACCATCGAAGCCGCTGAACAGCCTGCCGGGCAGGATGGTGCCGTCCTCGGCACAACGGTCATCGGTGACCGTGCCACGCTGCTGGGTAAACCGTCTTCCTGGGTGAAGCTCGGGGGCAAATCGCTTCCTGCATACGACGCGTAGAGCGGGGGTGTATTATGGCGACCGTGTTTTCTGCTGGTGTAATAGATTTCGACAGCGTGTGGGACAAGGCACGGAAGAAGGCGCAAAATCCCTCCATGCTGGTCAAGGACAATCCGTTTTTGGCGGAATCTGCTGACATACCGGAGTCGGGGTATGTGCGGCGCAACATGCAACGTTTGCGTGATGACCAGCACATGCGCGAATGTCCTCACAATGGACATGTGTACGCTGGTATCATGGATAATATGCGTTATGGAGGTAAATGATGGGATGTTCTCGTTGTGGGGGCAATTCCGGGCGCAAGCCTGCTGTTCCCCCGTCTAACATTGGTGGCAATGGTCGTCCGGGCACGGTTATGAATCCTCCGCGTCGCCCGGCGGAAGACAACAAGTCTGTGCGTGATACTATCAGTGGGCTGCGGTATGTCCCGTCTTCTGGTAGTTAAGGGCGACAAGACCGCAGGCGACAATCTTTTGGCGACGCTCGCGTCGAATCAGGGGGCCTTGTTGTCCTTGATTGGGTTGTTCGAGTCGGCGGCGAAAAAAGAAACCCAGGAATGTGACGCTTTGGCGCGGGCAGCTTTGCTCGACGGACAAAAGCAAGGTTCCGGGTGTATGGCGCTGGGGCGTGTACTGATGCTCCAGGATGTCGTAACTACCTTGAAACAGTACATCAAGTAGGAGAAAGCACTATGTCCAACAACCTTGCGGCATCTGGTGGCGGTAATACTTCCGTCTCTTCTGCCTTTACGCGTACTCCTGGCATGGCACAGGTTTTTCGTGACCAATACGCCAGAACGGAAGCGGCCCAGTCCGAGCCGCAGCAGCCTGTGCAGCAGCAGCAGCAGCCGGTCCAGCAGCCGGTGCAGCAGCCTGTGCAGCAGCCTGTGCAGCAGCCTGTGCAGCAGCCTGTGCAGCAGCCGTCTATTGCCCCGTACATGTACATGGCGCAGCAACAACAGATGCAGCAGCTCGCGCAGGAACGTGATGTTCTCGCTAACCAGTTGGCCGAGGCGCAGAAGCGTAACGCCGAGTTTGAAGCCGCCAACAAGCAGCAGGCCATGCTGGCCAGTCTCGACGGTGCCGATGAGTTGAATGCGCTGGAGACGGTTGACCCTGCCGACGCCCGTCGTATTGCCGTTATGACGGCGCGTATGCTGCAACAGCCGCTCGAAGGCGTGGTGGCTGAGGTGAAAGCCCAGCGCGAGACTATCGAACGTAATCGGGCTGAGGCGCGCAACGCCACGCAGCAGGCGCAGATAACCCGTTATGCTGGTGAAATCCTGCAAGTGCATCCTGATTTCTATAGTCTGTTCAATGACCCGGATTTCCTGCGTTATCTCCAGGAACCCGACGGTCTGAGCAGCCGGAGTCGTGACCAGGCTGCCACGCAGGAGTTCTATGCTGGCAATACGCGGTACGTCATCGACATCGTGGACAAGTTCAAACAGAACCGTCCTGATAATGGCAAAGTCACCACTGTGCCGCCTGTGCAGGTGGCGGGTGGGACTGGTACTCCGGCAACTTCTTCTGTCAATAAACCCACTTTTACCCTGGCTGAACTCAACAGCCTATACCAAATGCGGCGGATTTCCCCGGATGAATACCGCGTGCGGTTGAAAGAACTGCGAGCCGCCGGATAACCTTTAAGGAGCTTTTCCATGCCTATTTTCCCCAGTGCGAGTGGATACACCGGCATCGAGGCCACCCCTCTCGCCCGTGTCGGCTACAGCGATTTCATCCTGTCTCGCGTGTATGAAAACGACTGGCTGCCGCGTATCACGGCGTCCGAACTGCTGGAACCTGTTACCCGGTGCAACCAGACCATCCAGCTCATGTACGCGCCTGAAGTCGGTCCGCTGCGTTCGTACCAGAAGAACCAGCAGCTCGTGCCCAACACTGTCAGCACTCAGGCTCGTTGTCTGAGCATCTGCTACATGGGCTATCAGGACATCAAGTTCGACTCCACCGACATCAAGATGGCCTGCGAGCGCTGGCCCAGCTACGAAGAAAAGTTGCTGGAATCCATGTATCAGTCGTATGTGAGCACCATGCGTACTTTCGTCCTGGGTCGCATGATGGCTGAAGTGTCCCCGCGCACGAGTCTCGACCTCGCCGGTATGAATCAGGACGTGAATCTGGGCAAGCCCGGCCAGCCCGTGCATGTGACGCCGCAGAATCTTCCCAAGGTCCTGGCTGACCTCCAGCGTGTCCTCATCGAGTCCAAACGCTGGGTGGAAGGCGAGATGTTCATTATCGTGCCGCCTCAGCTCCGCACCTATCTCGCCATGTCCAACTACAGCAACAGTCTGTACAGTTGCAACTGCGGCGGTATCGTGTCCGGCATGTGGGACCATCCGCTCATGGGCTTCACGGTCATCGAATCCATCCACGTCCCCGTGGTGCGTGACAAGTCCGGCAACCTCTGCTTCTTTATTCTTGCGGGGCACAAGGAAGCCACGGCGTATGCTTCCAATATCCTGGAAGCGCGGCTGAATACCAGCGACCCCAACAGCTTCGGTGTCCGTTACCAGTATCTCGTGGCCTGGGGCGCCGAAGTCATCTACCCTGACGCCCTCGCGATGGGCTACTGGACTTTCGACCCTATCAACTAGGAGACCCAGACAATGGCTAACATCAATATGTTCCGAGGCGGTACGCCTGATTTCAAGGGCTGGTTCTGTCGTGGTGACTGGCCTGAGTTCAAACCGCCTTTCAGTGCCCCCCATGCGGCTTTCACGCCCCCGTATGACTCTCATGCCGACGCTGCTTACGGGCAGGGTTATCTCAACCTTCATTTCCCCCTGGTGCCCAATCTGGCGGATACCTACGGCCACAACTGGATGCGTGCCGCGCTGAAGAAAGTTTCTGCCGTCGGCGACACCATCATGCTCAACTGGGTCCCGTTGCGGTCCTGGGTCGAAGCCATCCACTTTGAAGTGACCACCACCGACAAGAACCTCGAGGGTGTGTACATCAAGCCGTGCGCCATGCGTGTCTCGTGGGACTTCGCCACCGATGACTGGAAGTATGAAGAAAATGCCGACTTCGATACGGCCCTGACCAACAACGGCATCACGCAGTTCCCTCTGGGTACCCCCAAGGACGGTGACAAGCTGTGGGGTCTGGCGCGTCTGGGTATGCCCGAAGTGGCGTCTGTCTCCACGTCCACCGTGAAGGGCGGTCCCGGTAATGTGACCGGGGTGGACACCAAGACTGACTCGAAGGCCCTCGGCGCCGTGCCTTGTACCTTCGGGCATAATCTGGTGAAATACGACAACCAGGGCAACGCCACCGGCGGTCTGGACGAATACTACGGCGCCGTGCTGCTGGGCTACAAGTTCGTGGCCGGTGATGCCGAGCGTCTCAAGCTCGTGTGGAAGTCCAACATCGCCGTGTACATGTCGGCGAAGCTGTTTGCCTTTGAAGGCTCCACGCAGGTCGGCTAAGGAGGTGCGTCATGGCCAATGTCGCCAACACTAAGGCCACCGGGCCCGCGTCCAAGGATACGGTTTCCGGCGGCAAGACCTTCACGCCCCGTTTCAAGGCGCAGACTGGTCCCACCAAGGAAATGTCCAACGATTCCGAGGACGCCCGCCGTACCATCATGGGGATGCGTATTGCCAGCACTGATTTCGGCAACGACCCCGGTGCGGCTTTCCTGAAGAAACCGTCTGCGTAGACCAAACTCTACCCTCCATCCCTATACAGGAGAACAGCACTATGTATCAGTCTTCCGCTCCGCTCTCTGCCGTCTCCCAGCAAGACCTGCGCGGCATACTCAACGAACGCGATAGCGATGCGCGTCAGCAGGCCCTGCACGCTGCCGGTGCGAAGAACGCGGTTCCTCCGTTGCCGCGTTCTTCGCACCTCCGCAGCAAGAAAAACGGTATCGTTTTTCCCTGGGACCCCATGCTTGCCGAACAGCGCGACATCATGGAATGTTGTGACAGCACAGGCAACACCGACCCTGCGGCATGGCGTTCCACTGTGAACGAAGCCGAGTACACGCCTGCCGAGCGTGATGCCTTGCTGGCCGAGGCGCAGGCTACGGTCATCAAGCAGGCCAATGCGTTCTCCGGCAAGCATGAACCTACGATGGAAGATGTGCGGCAGAAGGGTGTCGAAGAAGCCACCCGGCTCCCCTATGCGGCCCAGCCGCTCGATGCCTATTACCATGGTATCGAGGATGACCTTGCGGCTCTCGTGCGTTCCACGGAGTAATTTTGATGAAGGTCTCCAACGTCATTCGGGAAGTGTCCCTGGACCTCAATGACCAGGAACCGGGGTATGAATATACGCACTGGACTTATGAGCAGTTGAAAGCCTATCTGGCGGAAGCCTTGCTCATGGTCAGCGAGCGGTTCTCCGACAAGTTCGTGCAGCATAAAGTCGTGAAACTTTCCCCCGGAGAAGTGTGGCAGAAGGCGTGCGACTGCGAGCGTATCGAACGCGTCCTCGGGGAAGTCACCGAGGATGGGGAACACATCATCCGCAGACTGTCCCGTGTGGCGGATGATGAGGCCAACACCTGGAGCGGACCTGCGTCGCAGTGTCATATGGGCGGGGACCTCACCGGATACTCCATCAGCAGCACGGTGGACACGTTGTTCAGAGTGTATCCTGGGGTATCCCGTACCGACCGCAAGGAGCATTACGTCCTTGTGGAGTGTTACGTCGAGCCTGACGGATATGACGATGATACGAATATCCCCGCGCCGCTCGTGTCCATGGTCAAACAGTGGATGCTGTACAGGGCCCTGAGCATGGACAGCGAAAACAATCCTGCCATCACGCAGCTTGCCGCTTCGCACCGGGACACCTATTTCAAGCTGGTCGAGGCTGAGATGGCGCGTAAACTGCTGGAGGAAAACGCCGATGGTCGTGTACGAACCGTTTCCAACAACGCCGCTAAGTGAGTTCCATGCCGAACTGCGGTTTGAATGGAAAGACCTTCCGGCGGAACTGTTCGACTATTACCTGCTTCGTACAGCCATCGAGATGTGCCGCAAGGCCCCTCTCGTGACGCGAACAGTGCGAATCAAATTGCAGCCCGGGGTAACTCGGTATGCAGTGAAATCGCCTGACGGGATGGAAATGACGGCCCTGACGGGCGTTTCGCAGCATCCAACATGCAGCGACAGTTGTCTCCATGATGTACGCAGAACGCTCGTAGCCGGAGAGGACTGGCCCCGTATGCGTCGGGACAAGGTTTGGTACGACCCCGAGGAACAGGTTCTCCACGCGTGCATGTGTGACTGTGGTGGGGAACTCCGCGTGTCTATGGGTGTAGTACCGGGACGTAACAGTTGCTCCCTTCCGAGTCAGTTCGAGCATGAACTTTTCCCCGCCCTCATCATGGGGACGCGTGCTTCCATCATGCTCATCACAGGGCGTCCGTGGACCAATCTCAGGGTCGGCAGCGAATTGTATGCCGAGTTCCGGCGTATGCTGGGCAAGCTGGCACAGGATGCCGCCTTGTGCGGACAACGCGGAATCGTCAAGATAGGGTTCGGCAGAGCGCTCTAAGCAAAAGCTGGAAACAGAAAAGCCCCCCATCCCAGGCAGGGATGGGGGGCTTTTCAGCAAACACATATACGCGCCATATCGAGCTCAACAAGAGATAGGTGACGTGGTGAGACCGAAGTCTCACCACGTCGGCGGAGAACAGCACCATGTTCATCAGCCCGTCCGGCATCTCTGTCGTCGAAGCCCATTTAACCGTAGCATACCCATAAAGTCAAGTGCCCTTTTCTTTTAGGTACGGATGCGTTATTGCTTTCAAAGAGGTGACACCGATGCAAGACAAATGTTCCCCCCGCATGACGTTCGATTGTAATGGAGATACTATCCAGGAGCCACAGGTCAAATCAGGCTGCCCTGATTTTTCGTTGTGTCTTCCCTGGGGAGGCCGTTTGTGGCAAGAGAACGGCTGCCTCAAAGCGCAGCCAGGTACGCCCCCGCCTGATGGTATTTACGACCGCATCATCATAGCCGACGGGTGTATCGTTGGTCTGGAGAAAGCCGACGTGGCGCTGTATGTGCCGCCGTCTTGCACGGAAGTCCCTGCTGCTTGTGCTTCCTCCAGCGAAGGCGCGGCGTCGTCGTGTGAGGCGTCTCCGCTGGCAGGGAATCTCTATACCTGTGATGCTTCCGGGCGTCCTCTGGTGCGGTGCAGCATCAAAGGTGGGGACGGCATTATCGTCAGCGGTCGTGGCACCGTTTCCGACCCCTACCGCATCAAGGCTGACATCTCTGCCGAGACTTTGCGCGTCGTGGCAGGGAACAACGGCGTGACTGTCACTGGCACGGGGTCTGCGGCTGATGCACTGGTCATCTCGCATAAGAGCGGTGGTCTCAACACTACTGTGAACGGTATGCGCTTCGACCAGTATGGCCATTTGGTGGAGTATACGGAACCTACGACTTCCAGCGGTGTGAACGGTATCGTGCCCGGTGACGGTATCGACGTACAGGTGGACAACAAAGTAGGTATTGCCACGATTTCCTTGAGCAAACCGGCAAACGTGCGCAATGGTATCTACCAGTGCGGCGGGTATGACGTTCAGCTCGACCTCAAGAACCGCATCTTCAATCTCACGCAGCGTATCGATATTCCGGCCCAGACGTATGCTTTCGGTCCTTACGATGTGGAGCTGAATAATCTGGGTTCTGTCGTGGCCATTGCAGATACGCAGCACCCGGACGCCATCCATACGTTGCTGCCTGTCGTCGCAGGTGACATCGTGCGGCAGGTCATCGGTTTCACGTTGCGGACAAATACCCCTATCGTCATCGACATCGTGACTGTTGCGACACGGGCATGGCTCTCCCAAATCCAGGTGCGGCTCGATGGTACGCCGCAGTCCAACATCCTACGGTGCAGCACTACGGCCACGGCTGAGACTACTGTGAGTGGGGCCGATGACCCGCATACAGCCAGGACTACGCTCAACTTTTCGTCCACCGTCCTTGCGCGTGTGCAGCCTGCCGGTGTGTGGGTCGCAGGGGAGCATGAACTCATCCTGCATTCTGATTCCGGTTTCCCCTCCGGGTATCCGGTGAGTCTTTCCATCCGTCCCGCCGGTGGGGTTGATTCTGTGAACAAGTACAAAGCTGAAGAACTTTGGGATTGATTGACATATGAACATCACACTCTCCAGCTTCGGCGGCATCATCCCACGCGTATCCGACCATTCCCTGGCAGCTACCCAGGCGACCATGGCCCATGATGTCATGCTGCGTAATGGGCGACTGGAAGCCTGGAGAGACAAGCTCCCCCTGTATGATGCGGTCAAAGGGGCGCGGTCGTTCCACATGCACGGCTGCTGCATGGTGTCGTGGGTTGACAAGGTCATCGCCGCCGACCTCAATCCCGACCATCGGTCGTTCTACATCACGGGGCGTGACGGACGGGGGCTCGAAGTCGTGGAACTCACCGACCTTCGTTCCTGTCGGCCTGTGTATTACTACGCCGGTGTACCGGCGCCGGTGTATCCGCCTGTGGCATCAGCCTCTGAGCAGTGCAGTCGTGAAGCTGATGCCCGGGCCTATGTCTACACCTACGTCAATTCCAGAATGGAAGAGAGTGCGCCGTCCCCAGCCAGCAATATCGTGCGTGTGGAAGACGGTAGTTCTGTGACGGTCTCCGGGATAGTGAACCCGCCCGCAGGTTACGGCATCGACCGGGTGCATATTTACAGGGCCTCTACCGGGTTCCGTCCGGCGGACGGCAAGGTGCAGAAGAAGCTGACGGCCTTTCTGTTCGTCGCGTCTATCCCTGCCGGGCAGGCCACTTTCACTGATACGGTAGAGGCCGCATATCTGGGTGCCGCGCTGGAGACACAGGATGACCGTATGCCGCCTGACAGGATGCAGGGCGTGGTTTCCATCCGTGACAGCATCCGGCTTGTCGGGTGGCGGAACAACAGGGTCTTCTTCTCCGAAGTCTTCCAGCCGCACAACTGGCCCGCGAAGTATGACATGACCCTGGACCACAATATCGTCAGCATGGGAGAGCAGGATTTCAAACTCTACGTCACTACCGACGGGTCTCCGTATATCATCGATGTGTCGAGCTGCGACGACACCAAATGCACCCCGGTCGTCAGCATCGACACACCGCTGCCGAACATCGGCTGCCGTTATGCCAATGCTTCCGTGATGACACGACACGGGTTTATCTATGCTTCCACCATGGGGCTCGTGCTGCTTACCGGCAATGGCGGGTGGCATGTCATCACGAAGAAATGGTTCGGCGAACGTGACTGGCAGAGGCTCAAGCCCGACACCATCCGCATGGCGTATTGGGAGGGGTTTCTCTTTTTCGCTACGGACATGGCGACTTTCATGCTGGACATCGACAGCGACCCCTTCGGCGACATGCAGGGTGCGGAACTTGTCACGTTGTCCGACAAGCCTGTGGCGTGTACCACGTCGAACACAGGCAAGCTCCTGCTGCTGGAAGATGACAAGGTATGGGGCTGGGACAGTGCCGCGTGGTACAGGCCGTACACATGGCGCAGCAGGCCGCTTACGTCCGGTGGCGATGCCGTGGGTCAGAACAGCCTAAGCAACGCCGGACCCGCCCGTGGTGTTGCCTGGGCCCCCGTATCCTGTAAGGTGGGTGGCGGCCCTGTGGATGTGACCATCAAAAACCCCCACGACGGCGCCATGCTGGACAGGATGGTCAGGGAAGAAAAGCCTGTGCGTATCCGACGCAGCGGGCGGCATCTTTGGTACACTGTGACGTTACATGGAGTGGAGCCCGTACACTTCATCGACATCGGCACAGCATATTTTACCGTCAACGACGGGCGATAACAGGAGAACGACACCATGGACTACCGCATCGACATCCTGGAACCGGACAGCGACATCAACGTTGCCCTGGATGACTTGACGCGAGAATTCGCGCCCCTCTATACGGCGTCCTGGGTGAACGAGAAGCAACGCATTTACGGCAAGCCGTTCGACATGAACGTGCAGACGTTCGCCCAGCTCTGGTTCACCAAGGCATTGAAGATTTTCATGGCCTGGGATGAGAACGGAAAGCCCGTCGGGTACCTCATCGGCATCCCGTTCCGTCCGCTTGCGTACAACTCGCATGTGTTCCAAATCGAAGACTGGTACGCAGGCGGAGACCGGCTGTGCGAGGCGGAACTGTTCCGTTATATGGAAACCGCCGTGCGCTTCATGGGATGCGATGAGGTCTGGATTTCCCTTGGTGAACAGGAACAGGCTCCCAACCTGAGCATCCGTTGGCGGGAGGCATCCCGTACCACGCAGATTCGTTACACCAACAGCTAAGAGGAACATGTCATGGTCGAGGCCGGATACACACAATGCAATCCGCAACGCGGCGTAAACGATTCTGAACGCAGCCTTTTTGGCGAGATACTGTCCGCTGCCGCGCTGGCTGCCGCGACCATCAGTGCCTACAAGGCATACGACATCGCCGTCAAAGAATGGGAGATGGCGAAGAAATACTGGCGGATAGCCCAGAACTGGATGGACTATTACCAGAACGCCTACGCTCCTGTCGAAGACCAGGAAATCGAAGAGTCTCTGCGGCTCGAAGTGGCCGAGCCTCTGTACGACATAGCGCGTGGCCGGGCACGGACAAGCGCATGGATAGAGTTCCAGGGCAAGCTCCGCAAACCCATGCGGTGCATGAGCCGTTACTGCACGGGTTTGCGGAGCGACATACTCACACAGGTGATGATGGCACAGGCTGATGCCGTGGCTATGGCGGACGGCCTGGGCTACCGCAACGAGCGTGCCTATGTCGAGACGCGTAACGATGTGAGATTCGAGAAGATGTTGAACACAGCGAAACGCGGACGTGACATCATCACTGACGTGGTGTCGCTCGGTGCGGCATCTGCGGGCATCTACGGGGACCTGCTCGACCAGACATGGCAGGGCCTTGTCGGAGCAGGCAAGTACCTGGGATACGAACTCAACCGCAATCAGCCGCATTACCCGACGACATACCTGGCTGGTAATGTGACCACGCAGCAAGCGCAGCGTGAAGCGCCCAAAGGAGGGTAACAGATTATGGCGCAGTGTACATGTGCCAACCCCCAGGCTGTCGCCAACGCCATCAACCAGGCATCGAGCAAGGTGTCGAAGAGTATCGACAAGGCCGGAGAACGCATCGACAAGACGTTGCATGGTGCCGGGCATGGCGGTAAGCAGGGTGTCATGGACGCGTTGCGGTTTTGTCATTGGGCCGCACCGGAATACGGTCCTGTTGGTGAAAACGCCTGGTCCAATTTCTTCAAGGCAGCACAGATAGCCATTGCCGTGTTGAACGCCACCATCCAGGGACAGATTGCCGACAAGCAGCAGGACCTCGCTGAAGGCTACTATCAGCAGGCAAAATATAAGTGGGACAGATTCGACAAAAAATACCGCCCGCTCGAAGAGAAGTTGCTGCAAGAAGTCTCTACCGCGCCCCTCGCGAAGATGAATTGTGCCGATGACAGGGCACGGGCGGAAGGCGCCGTAAACAGCGCCTATGACACCATCGACGAAGCCCTTTCCCGGAAGGCCAAGGCAGAACATCTGTGCATAGACCCTTCGTTGCTGTCGCGCATGGCGTTCGGTCGCAGCCTCATGCTGGCGGATACCGAAAACTACAACCTGCGCGACGACACCTGGTTCATGGACTTCAAGAACGACCAGCGCTGGAACCGGCGCGGGAACGTCCTCAACCTCGGACGCAACCTCGGGTCGATGGCCATGAAATACGGGGATGTGGCACGTTCCCTGATGAACGACGTATCAGGTATCGCCAACAAGGCATTCGGCAGTATCGGTATGGCGTTGGGGTATTACGGCGCCCGTTTCGATACGGTGTACCCGACGACGTACCTGGGCACTAACGGTCAGAATGGCGGCATCGTCTCGCTCGCTGCCGGTGCCACAAATCCTGCCGCCGCCGGTGGCGGACTTGCTATATAGGAGCATGACATATGGACTTTGGTAATCTTTTTGCCGCCATCGGACGCGCCCTTCCCGGTTTCGTCGAAGGGGAACGGATGGCTGTGCAAGACAACTGGGAAGACCTGAACCAGTACAACAAGGTACAGGCAGGGCAACTCGAGAATGCCTTCACCGAACAGACGTTCAATCCCCGAATGCAAATCGTCTATGACGCTGCCCGTAATTCGGGGCTTGGCGTGCTGAACAATCGCATGACCACGGCACAGAACTGGATGCTGCATCCGGCCCTCATGGCCCGCAACTACTACGCCAGTTTGTACGCGCCGCAAAACGCGCAGCTCGAACAGCAGATGCTCGCCAACATGTACCGGCAGATGCCGGGTATGCTGGCCGGTGCCGGGGCTGCTGGCGGCGGGTTGAATCCTATGGACATCGCCTTGTATCGCGCCCTGCTCGGCGGCGGTCTCGGCGGCGGTCTCGGCGGTGCAGCCCCTTTGCAGACTAATCCCTCTTCCATGTAAGGAGTTCCAGTATGCCTACTGTTGACCCTGCTATCGCTCGCGCCCTGGCGGAAGCCCGCGCACAGGCCATCTCCGAAGAACATCTCAACAACGTCATGGGAGCGCAGGAATGGTACCTTCCTGCTGACCATCCTGCTATGCAGCTCGCCAACCGAGTCGCACAAACTGCGGCTGCGTCCCCTGCTGGTGGTTATGTTGCCGCCCCTGTCCCCGGCATGGTCGCCACTCAGGCATCCGGGGCGCACTACTCTGCCCCTGGTGCGCGTGCCGGATATGAGGCCGCCGGTATGCCCCCGGTGATGCAGCAGAGTAGCCCGTATGCCACGGCAGCTTTTCGCACCACCATGGACCCCTACGGCAATGTCGGCGTCCAACCGTTGGTCGGGTTCCCGTCGCAGTATCCGCATGTGGTGAACGGTGCTGTCATCGACCCCATGGTGCGAGAGATGCCCGGCATCATGCCGTTCATGCAGGTTCCTGCCGGTCCCGCGCTCCAGCAGGCTACCACGCCGGTTCGTCGTGCTGCTCCTGCGGCCCCTGTCCGACGCACCACCCCTGCCGCACCTGCCGCACCTGCCGCTCCTGTTCAGAGTCGCGGCCTCAAACTCTCCGGGGAAGGTCCCTTCCCGCTCAAAGAAGAAGTGCGTGCTACGGCTCCGGCACCTGCCCAGCCTGCGCCTGTCGATACGGTGGTGTATCCTGACCGTCCTATCGACATGTCCTATGATGAAGGTGAAATCATGTCGCAGGCTATGGCCCTTGCCAGAGACCCGCGCACGGCGCAGGTTCTTGGCGGCTTGCCTTCGGCCCGGGAGCTTGGTCAGCGGCTTGGGCCCACCTATGACCCCAATTCCACTGCTGCCACCTGGGGCCGTGTAGCGGCTGACATCGACCAGCTCCCGACCTACATGCAGTTGCCTGCCCTGCTCGCCGCTCTCCTGTCCGGTAAGGACTACATCCGGCAGCCGCAGCAGGCTGCGCCCACGGTGGCACAGTAAGGACTAGACCATGAGTATGCTTTTGGATACCATCAAGGGTGCTGAGTCCGGCGCGTCTACTGTCGATAAGACGCAGTTCATGGACGACGAACAGTACCACCAGAATATGTATATGCTCGAATCGGCTTTGCGTGAGCTTGGTCAAGACAGCACATCCAAAAGTGTCGTCTCTGGTGATGTCTCTCCTTATGATGCTGATTTGCGTCGCATCATCGAAGCCGTTACCCTGGAGTAAACATCATGCCGCAGTTTTCCCTCCCCACCGTCAACATACGTCCTTTTGAAGCCCCCGACTACACGAAGGACTTGAGGTCCTTGTCTCTGCTGTATGCCGCAATGGCTCGCGGACAGCGTGGTGGCGGTGCGGGAGGGGGACGCGGCAGCGGCAGCGGTAAGGTGTATCACATTTACCGTGGTCTCGATGAACAGGGGAACCCCATCTATGAACCTGTCTATGGTGGCACAGAAAAACTGGCTACCCGAAACTTCGAGGCCATGACCAACGACAGGGCGAAGTTTGCTTTGTCGAACGACCCTGCTGTATCCAAGAAACTTGCCAATCTTCCTGAGCTGTCTACCGAAGGACAGGCAGAAGTCCTCGAATCCATTCGTAAAGAGGACATTCCTCGCCTTGAGAAGACGCTCAAAATTCCTGCTGCGGCACTCATACGCGAAGGTCTGGCCGAACACGAAGCGGCACGAAGACAGCAGTTGCGCGCTATCGAAGATAACGATTGGAGTTCGCTCTTCTCCCGTGTCAAGGAAGGTATCTCCACCTTCGGTGACAACCTCGATATGCTGGGAGCTTCTGCTGAAGAAAAGAAGCTCATCGCCAAACGCGGTGAAGAACGTAGGCAGCAAGCTATCGCTGCCAACCCTTACTGGCAGGAGCAGGAACGTCTGCGCGCTGAAGGCCGTCTTGGTACGCTCACGCATGTCGTTACCAATCCTCTCGATACTATGGCCGATACCATCGGCGACCTGGGCGCCGGTCTTGCTGGTGCTGTCGTCGGTGCCAAGACTGGTAGCGCTCTGGGCGCTGCACTTGGTCTTCCCGGGGCCCTTGGCGGGGCCGTGGGTGGTGCTGTTCTTGGCGGCCTCGCCGGTGTCCCGACGGGTGTCGGGAGCTACACGCGCCGTGTAGTGAATGACCAGAACCTCAGTGACCAGCAGCAGACGCAGGCTATCGAAGCAGGCTCTGCCAGTGCCGGTCTGACCGGGTTTGCTGCGAATGCGCTGCCTGGTGGCGTCTTCGCCCGCAGCGCCTTGGCGCCTATCTCTCGTGGTGCGGCTGCTTTGGCCCAGCGAGGTATCGGCGGTGGCGCCATGCAACGACTGGCTAACGCAGGTACGGATGCCGCATCGCAGGGGCTTTTGGCCCGTTCGGTGCGTGCCCTTCCTGCTTCCATGCTCGAAGGCGCCATGATGAATGCCGGGCAGCAGTTCGGTGAGAACGTGGTCTTCAACCAGAATACCGGTCTGGATACACCTTTGTCTGAGTACGTCCTGGATGCGGCTCTCGCCGGTGCTGTGACCGGCGTGCCGTTCGCCCCGTTCAACGCCGCTCCGGCCAAAGCACGGCGTTCCGTCGAACGGACGACGGACACAACGCAGCCTCCTGCCGATGCTGCCGATGCTGCGGATTCTGTCGCATCCCCTGTCGAACCCATCGGTCCGTCGGGTTCTGATGGTGCGGTTGTCTCCAATGCCGCCGAAGCGGCAAACGCCTCCGCAGCGCAGACGGCGGGTTCGTCCGCGTTCAAACCTTACACGGGGCGCAACAAGCGTTACATCGGCATCAGCGATGATGTTGCAAGTATGCTTCGAGCGATGTTCACCGACAAGAGCGCGCCTGCGGACAACTTCGCCACAGTACATCCCAATGACAAGGCTGACGCAAAGGCCAGTGCAAAATTCCGCAACGACCTCTACATCGGAGACTACATCAACGGTCTGTTGAAATTCACCGGTATGTCTGTTGAACAGCTCAGGGCCGAAGTCAACAGCCGCATCTCGATGCCGGGCTTCAACAATATTTTCAAGTCGCGGCGCGAACGTCAAATCGTTCAGGAAGTGGCGAAGCGCCTCAATGATGAAACATACCTCAGCGACCTTTTCAACGACCGTCTCATCACGCCCGATCATGTCGCTGCTGAACCCCCCAACGCAACGGGACAACCCGCACCTGCGAAGGTACGTCAGACCGAAGCCGAACCTGTAGCCGAGCCCGTGGCCGAACCTGTGCAGCAGCCCGTGGCCGAACCTGTGCAGCAGCAGCCC